GTCATGCAAGTCCTACACCTAATCCATTTCATCAAACTGCATATGATGAAGGTTCACCTAATGTATTTACAAATGGGGCAAAGACCGTTAGAGTTGGTGACGAAACAAAATGTGGTGATCCTGCAAAAGACGGAAGTTCAACTGTATTTGTAAATGGTAAGAAAGTACATAGAAAAGATGATGCAACAAAGGGTCATGGGAGTTTTATAGCGAATAAATCAAACTCAGGTTCACCTAATGTATTTGCAGGAGGATAATTATCTATGGGTATAACAAATAGATATAAATAATAATATGGCAACGATTACTAGACGAACTACTGAGTTTTCAGATTTAGACTTTAATTTTACCTTGCTAGATGGCAGTAATGATGTGGGTCTAAAAACCGATGTAGAGGCAGTCAAGCAATCTATTAAAAGTCTTATTCTGACTAGACATTATGAAAGACCTTTTCAATCGTATATAGGTTCTGCAGTAGGTGACTTGTTATTTGAATTAAATACGCCTTTGACTAGAAGAATGATAGAAAAGACTATCAGAGAATGTATTGAAAATCATGAACCTAGATGTAAACTTGTGAATATTACAGTAGATGATGATGGCGATAGAAATGAATATAGAGTAAGAATATACTTTTATGTTGTAAATCATAATCAACAAGAAGTATTAGAAACATTTTTAGAGAGAATAAGATAATATGGCAACTACAACTAAACGAATTAGAGTTACCGAGTTAGACTTTACAGAGATTAAAAATAATCTTAAACTTTACTTAAAATCACAACCTAAGTTTGCTGATTACAACTTCGAAGGTTCTGCTATGAATACTTTGTTAGATGTTCTTGCATACAACACACACTATAATGCAGTATATTCTAACATGGTTGCTAACGAGATGTTTCTTGATAGTGCAGTAAAAAGAGATAGTATAGTTTCACTTGCAAAACATTTAGGATATACACCTAGGTCTTCAACTGCACCTTCGGCAGTAATCAATGTAACAATTAATAGTCCTGCAGGAAGTCCTGCAACACTAACGATGCCATCAGGTACAACTTTTTCAACCCAAGTAAACGGCACAAGTTTTTCATATGTAACACAAAGCGATTTAACTATCGTACCTTCTTCAGGAGTTTATACATTTACAAATGTTAGTGTAAAAGAAGGAACATCAATCAGATATGAATACACAAAAAATAGTGCAGATACTAATCAAAGATTTTTAATTCAAGATGATAGAGCAGATACTAGTACATTAAAAGTATCAGTACAAAATTCAACTACAGATGCCACAGTAACTACATTTACAAGAGCAGAAAACATATTAGATATTAAAGATACCTCTGAGGTATATTTTTTAAATGCAGTAGAAGATGGTCAATACGAAATTACTTTCGGTGATGGTGTTTTAGGTAAAGCATTATCAGATGGTAACATTGTTGTATTAGAATATCTTATAACAAATGAAGATACATCAAACGGTGCTAAAACATTTACATTGTCATCTACAGTAGGTGGCACAACAAATGCAACTGTAACAACTGTTTCAAATTCACAAGGTGGTGCAATCAGAGAAGGTTTAGATAGTATTAAATTTAATGCACCTAAATATTATTCTTCTCAAAATCGTGCTGTAACTGCCGAAGATTTTAAAGTTATACTTCCACAGTTATATGGTAATGTTGATAGTATGCAAGTATGGGGAGGTGAAGATAATGACCCACCTATATATGGTAAAGTTTTTCTATCAATCAAACCTGTAACAGGAACAACATTAACAGAAACTACAAAGGCAAGTATTACAAAAGATATTTTATCTTCTAAAGTTATGGTATCAATTACACCTGAAATAGTTGATCCTTTATATATTTGCATCATGCCTACAATTAATGTTTACTGGAATCCTAATAGTACAACATCAACTGCAGGAGATATATCAACAAGAGTTAAAGCGGCAGTTTCAAATTACTACGATACTGAAATTAAAAATTTTGATAGTGTCTTTAGATTTTCTAAATTTTCTAAAATTATTGATGAGGCAGACATAGGTATTACAAGTAACATTACTACTTTTAGAATAGAGCAACATTTTACTGCAGTCTTAAATGAAAAATTTAAATACACTACTAATTTTTATAATCCATTATTTACTCAAGGAGCAGGTGCACCTACTAACTTATCATCAACTGGATTTTATTTAACAGGTTCTACAAATCTACACTTCTTAGATGATGATGGTGCAGGTAATGTAAGGTCATATTATCTAGAACAAGGTACATCAACAAGAGTATATACTAATTCTCAACAAGGAACAATTAATTATAAAACAGGACAAATAATAGTAGACCAGTTATCAGTTACATCAACTGTATTAGATAACAACGAAGTTAAAATATATGTAACACCTAACAGTAATGATGTAGTATCTGTTAGAAATGTATTGCTTATGATTAATCCTGCAAATGTTGTTGTTAACACTATTGTTGACAAAGTGGCAACAGGAGAGAGTACCGCAGGTGTTGACTATACAGTTTCATCAAGTCATAACTTATCACAAACTGGTCAAACAACTACTACCTCGACTTCTATATCGTCTGCAGGATCTTCTTCAAGTTCTAGTTCTTCATCAAGTAGTTCTGGTTCTTCAAGTTCAGGATCATCTGGCAGTTCTGGTTACTAAATGAGGTGATAACTTATGGCACATTTTCTTGATAAAGATAATAGAAATCGACTATCAAAATTAGTTGCAGAGCAATTACCTGAGTTTGTTAAAAGCGACCACACTACACTTGTTGCTTTTCTTGAAGCATATTACGAATATCTAGAGCAAAATCAAAAACCTATAGAGATGAATAGAAATATTCGTCTTTATAATGATATTGATATGACTTTAGAGGCGTTTGTAGATTACTTTAAAAAGAATTATCTTGTAGATATACCTGATACAATATTAAACGATAAAAGAACATTTTTAAAAAATGTAAAAAATTTCTATCAAGGAAAAGGTACTGACAAATCATTCATTCTATTGTTTAGAATGTTATTTAATGAAACGGCAGAAGTTTACTATCCTAAAGTAGATATGTTAAAAGCATCTGATGGTATCTTTACTTCAGAAACAGTTTTAAACTTAAAAAGTTTAGCAGGTGATGTTACTCAAATTACAGGACAATTAGTTTCACAACCTAACAACCCAAATGATGCTAATATTAATTTAGCAACTGCCACTATAGAAAGTGTTGTAGGATTTGTTGTAGGTACTAATCAAATTTATAGATTAACATTAACAGATAATACACTTGCAGGAAACTTTATTGCAGGTCAAACAGTAACTATTACAGGACAAGATGGTAGCACGATTACTGGTGTTGTAGATAGTATTGTTACAGGTGTTCAAACAACAAATGATGGTAACTATTATACACAAGAAGATGCTCTTGCTAGTTCAGGTGGTTCAGGATCATCTGCCGCTTTTGATATTGAGGCAACAGGTAAAGGTGGTATCAATGATATTCTTATTGATGTACCTGGTTCAAAATACAAAGTAGGTGATGCAATTACTTTTGCTAATACTGGAGTTGGGTCAGGTTCTATTGCTGAAGTATCAAGAGTTCAAAATGCTTTCTTATTAGAAAACGGTTCTGATTTTATTAATTTAGAAAGTGGAGAAAAAATATTAGAAGAAACTTCTAACATTGTACTAGAAGGTGTTGCACCTACACAAATACATTTAGAAGATGGCGATAATCTTTTAACTGAAGATGGTAAAAGAATAATTGCAGATACACCTTTAAATCCTGAGTCCTTAGGTTTCTTAGAATTAGAAACAGGTCATAGACTTTTATCAGAAACAAACCCAACAATAGGTGCAATTAGAGATATTAATATTGTAAACACAGGTAGCAACTATACAACTTTACCTACAGTTTCAGTAACATCTACTACAGGTACAGGTGCAGTAATATATGCTAAAAGTGATGAGATAGGAAAAATAACAAGTGTTAATAGAACTAATGTAGGAACTAATTATACAACGGCACCTACAATTACACCTCTTAACAACCTTATATTAAAAAATGTAACAGGTGGTAGTTTTGCTGAAGGCAATACATTAACAACTTTACAATCTAGAATAACTTTAGAAAATGGTGATAGTATAAAGAAAGAAGATGGTGATTTTTTAAATAGTGAAGATACAACAACTGTAAGCGGTACTATTTTATCTATTGATACAAACAGAGCATTATATAAAGTTACACCTGCATCAACTTCAAACTTTACTGGTACTTTAAGAGTAACAAACGGAAGTGGTGTATCGGCAGTAGTTGAACAAAATGACATTCCTGTTTTAACACCTACTGTAGGAACTGTATCAGTTAGTGAAGGTACTTTAATTAGTTCAAGAGGAAGACTATCAGAAAGTTCAAAGAAAATACAAGATAGTAAATATTATCAAGAGTTTTCTTATGTTATCAAAGTAGGTCAATCAGTAAACGAATGGCGAGATGCAGTTAAACGAATATTGCACCCAGTAGGACTTGCTGTATTTGGAGAAGTTGCTATAAGAACTTCTTTGAAAGCAACAATGTATAAAGACAACTATGCATCATCTTTAGTAGGGGTAGGAGTTAATTCAACATCACCTAGATATAAACAGATACAAGCATTACTAGAAGTTACTATGCTTGGTAATAATGGATTAATACCTACAACACCTTTTGAAGAAATAGAATTAGAAATTCTTGCTGAAGCAGTAAAAGTTGCAATGTTTCCAACTAGACTTCTTAAAGAAGATGGTGCTGGTATATTACTTGAAAATAGTAATGTCGATTTATCTGGGCAAGGTCAAAACTTCTTGCGAGGAGAAGATGAATATGTGGGAACAGAACCAGGTGCTATTATGCCTACACTCATATTCCCAAGAGCGGCACAACCATTTACAAATATAGATGCTACAATATTAATGTTGGATCAAATAAACTTATTACTAAAAGAATTGACACCTATTACTAGTAACTTGAAAGTACCTAATTTCAGTAATGTACCAACTAGAAGTAAAGCAAGACCTGAAATATTAGTACAACATATTACTAGATTAGCAAACATAGTAGAAAATGCTCCTGTTACTTCTTTACAAAGAGTTTTAGAAATATTAAAATCATTAAATGTATCATCTTCAGTAGGTCAAAATGTAGTTACATTAATACTACCTACTATTCAATCATCTGATAAATTACAAGTAACATTCGGTAATAATTCTAGACCTTCTATACATGTTATAGTAAAAGAATTAACACTATTAGATAACGAACTAGCGGCATCATTCGGAAGTGCAAAAATGGGTACTTCAGGATATACACTAGAAAGAATGAAGTTTTTATTCCCGCCTTATAGTGCAGGAGTAAGAAGTATTGATAGAGGAGGGCGAATAAATAGAGATGCTTATACCTCATCGGTACTAACAAGTAACTATTCGGGTAGTAACACATCGAATAATACTTACTGGGATACACACGGTAATACTGCAGTTAAGGATTTTCCTGATATAACTGTAGATGATGTCGTAAACTTCCCAGGCAGAAAACTAGATTTTGCTATAGATAGCGAAGTCTTTTTGAGGAGTAGTTAAACTCCTTGTATAAATATAATATAAGTCAAATATAAGAGAGGACTAAAATGGCAGCAATTATAACGGATAAGTTTCGTATTCATAACGCAGAATCCTACATAGAAGGATTTAGCGAGAGTGCGGCAACTAATATATATCTTTTCATTGGTCGACCACAATCGTGGACTAATGATACCTCTCCTGATACACCAGTTGACAATCCTAATACACACTTTAATGCATATGATGATATCGTTGCATTGAAAAGAGTAAATACTGCGGATGTTTCTCATGCAGTAGTAAGAAGAAACTGGGTCTCAGGAACAACATATGATGTTTATCAACATGATTATTCATCTTCAAATACTGCAAACTCTGGAGCAACTTCATTGTCTGCGGCGACATTCTATGTACTAACTGAAGATTTTAATGTTTATAAAGTCATAGACAACGATGGCAATACCGCATCAACTGTAAAACCTACAGGAACTGGTACTGGCATAATCACAACAGGAGACGGATACAAATGGAAATTTATGTATACCATCTCTGCCTCAGACGCAATTAAATTTTTATCTACAGACTTTATGCCTGTTAAATTTATTTCATCTGACCCAGGTGCAGGACAACCTTACAAAACTCAATTCGATGCCCAACAAGCGGCAGTTGACGGAGCGATTTTTAGAATTAAAGTAACTGCAGGCGGATCTGGATATTCATCTACACCAACTGTAACTGTTACAGGTAACGGTTCATCTTGTACTGCAACTGCAACCGTGGCAGGAAATGCCGTAACTGCAATCACAGTAAGCAATGTGGGTAGTGGTTACAACCAAGCAACTGTTACAATCTCAGGTGGTGGTGGATCAGGAGCAACTGCAGTAGCAGTTATTTCTCCAGAAGGTGGACATAGTTCTAACGCAGTTCACGAATTAGGCGGATTCTATGTAATGAATAATGTAAGACTTGAATACGCAGATGGTTCTGGTGACTTCCCAGTTTCTAACGATTATCGTAGAATAGGATTAATCAGAGACCCATTTGACTTCGGTACAACTAATGTCGCAACTGCGGCAACATTAAGTGCATGTAAAACGATTACTTTGCAATCAGGTGGTTTATCAGGAACATTCCAAGTTGATGAACTTCTAACTGGAGGTACTTCGGGTGCAAAAGGAAGAGTAGTAAATTACGATTCCACAAATAGAGTATTGAAATACTACCAAGATATTAATACAGGATTTGGAACTTTCCAAACATCTGAAACTATATCAGGTGGAACTTCAAGTGCATCTGGAACATCTAGTGCTTTAGGTAATCCTGAAGTAGCGGCAGATAGTGGAGACATTATGTATATTGAGCATAGAAGACCTATCAACCGTGCCTCAGACCAGATTGAAGATATAAAATTAGTTGTAGAATTTTAATCTAAATACTTTAGATTAAACAGATATCGGAGATTTAAATGGCAGTCATTGACTTTAATGTATCACCTTATTATGATGATTTTGAAACAAATGCGAAAGGTAAAGGTTATCATCGAGTTCTTTTTCGACCAGGTTTTCCTGTTCAAGCGAGAGAGTTAACTCAATTACAATCTATACTACAAAATCAAATTGATAGATTTGGTAAACACATGTTCGAAGATGGTAGCATGGTTATACCAGGCGATATCAACTTTGATTTAGAATATGATTTTGTTAAGATACAATCAACATTCAACGCAACGAATGTTGAAAGTTATAGAACTGACTTTTTAAATAAAATTATTATTGGCGGTACCACAGGTATTAGAGCAAAAGTTATTGGGACAGTCGCTGCCACATCCTCAGACCCATTAACTCTTTATATTAAATACGAAACTTCTGGTACTTCAGACAATAATTTCGATATTAAAAAATTTGAAAATGGTGAAATTATTACATCATTAAATGCAAATAATACTACAATTAAAAACCCACTACTCTCAACTAATCAAACTACAGAAATCAGCGCCCAGTTACAATCTACAGACGCAACTGGGACTGGTTCTGCAGTAAAAATTAATTCAGGTGTTTATTTTATAAATGGATTCTTTGTAGCAAATTCACAACAAACAATATTACTAGACAAGTATTCAAACAAACCTTCTTACAGAATAGGATTTGAAGTAACACAATCTACAGTTACTCCTGAAGAAGATACTCAACTAAATGATAATGCTCAAGGTTCTTCAAACTTTGCGGCACCAGGTGCTCACAGATATGACATTTCAGTAAATCTTGTAAAGAAAACTTTAACAGAAACTACAGACACAAACTTTATTGAACTTGCAAGACTAGATAAAGGACAAATACAAAGATATTCTAAGTATGCCGATTATGCAATACTAGAACAAACACTTGCAAGAAGAACTTTTGACGAGAGTGGTGATTATGAAGTTAAACCATTTCAATTAGACATTAGAGAAAATTTACTTGATGGTAATAATCGAGGTGTATTTACTGCCGCAGACGGAGGTCTTGAAAGTAAACTTGCCTTAGGATTAGAACCTGGTAAAGCATATGTCAAAGGTTATGAAATAGAAAGTTATGCAAAACAATTTATTTCTGTAGATAAACCTAGAACTTTTGATAGAGAAACAGATAAACCTATACAAACACCAGTAGGTAACTTTATTGTTGTCAAAAATGTTACAGGTATGCCTGATATTGATGAGTTCGAAGTATTAGATATTCACGATGATTTAAAAGGTGGTTCACCTGTCTCAATAGGAACATGTAGAGTAAGAGGTTTCATATTACATAGTGGTGATTATACTGCCTCACAAGCAAACATGGAATTTAAACTTGGTATCTTTGATATCAAGATGAATGACGGAAAAGATTTTACAAGAGATGCAAGAGGTTTTGAAAACTCAGGCAATACATTTAATTGTGATATTAAACCTACTCTTAAAACACTACAAGGTACTGCAACAAGTAATGCAAGTGCAA